ATTGTTTATGATTCCAGCACAGGTGAGGTGAGAGACGATAGAAAGTTTATGTCGATGCTTGAAGATTTCTGGTTACCTCGTCGTGAAGGCGGAAAGGGTACAGAAATTAGCACTCTCCCGGGAGGTGAAAACCTCGGTCAGATAGATGATATTGTTTATTTTCAGAAGAAAATGTATCAAGCATTAAACGTTCCTCTATCAAGACTAGAACCTCAACAAGGTATTACCTTCGGTCGTGTTGCAGAAGTTACACGTGATGAGTTGAAGTTTGCAAAATTTATTGGTCGTCTTCGCAACAAATTTGCTGATCTTTTCCGAGATCTTTTAAAAACACAATTAATACTAAAGGGTATTATTGTTGAAGCTGATTGGGATGATATTAAAGAACAAATTCGTTTTAAATTTGCTCAAGATCAATATTTCCAAGAAGCAAAAGATGCGGAAAGTTTAAGAAATCGTATGGATCTTTTACAAACTATACAGCCTTATGTTGGGTTGTACTACAGTCAGGGGTTTGTCAAGCGTAATATTTTACGCCTCACTGATGATGAGATCGAAAATATTGAAAAGGAGATCGGTGAAGAACCACCCAATCCGATGTTAGAATTGCAACAAATGCAGGCAATGCAGGGTATAGCCGCAATGCAACAACAAGAAAAAGAACAACCTGAAACTAATAAATAATAAATAAAGGATGTGAAATGGAAACAAAAGATTTAATTAAACAAATGATGGCTAATGTGCTTGACGGGCAGTCTGCAGAAGCGCAAGAGCGCTTTGAAGATATTATTTCTATTAAAGTTACAGATGCATTAGAAGCGCAAAAACAAACCGTTGCTTCTAATCTTTACGCTCAAGAGGAAGAATAATGGACTTTGCATGGGCAAAATCACCTGCTGATCATATGGATCAGTATGCAGATCTTGTTGGTTCAAGCCAAGGAAAGGGTGTTCCTGCATCGATGATGTCTCAAATGCAAAGGCATGCTGCTTATGTTAAAAAGTCACTAACCCCCGAACAACATTCAGCACTGCACAAGAATATTTCTGCTCATGCAAATAGGCTTCTAAAAGATGATGAAATTAGTGCAGAAGAAGCCAATAAGATTAAATCTATCTACTCACCTTCAACAGTTAAAGAGAGTACACAAATGGATATTCAAGAAAAAATGACCGAGACACAAATGAAAAAACGTGAAAAAACTGTCAAGTCAATGAAAAAGAAATTTGGCGACTTTAAAAAACGTTATGGTGAGCGCGCTAAAGAAGTAATGTATGCCACTGCAACAAAGCAAGCAATGAGGACTGAAGAAACAGAACAGATTGATGAACGAAAAGACTTTTATGCTGGTGTTTCTCCGGAAATGACACATCATAAATTGGTTGATGGTAAACCTAATGTACCTAAAAAAATTGGTCCCAGAGATATTCATCTCCATCATATTGGCACAGGCAATCCAACAAGCGAAAAAGCACAGTATAAGGTTGTTGCAGTTGGTCCCAAAAGTCCACTTGCTGCAAAGAACAATCTTAAGGTTGGATCCAAAATAGGTGGCACGGACGTAAATGATCATATGGATTATGGTACTGGTGGAGGAACTGTTCATGTGCATACAGCTAGACCTAAATCACATTTTATGGATGATATGAATGAAAGTGTTCAGCAAGATCAACACTATTGCGCTAAACATGTTTTCTCTGATGTGTACGGTGAAGGTGTTGTTGTTGAAGGTCAACACGCTGATCCTGATGAGAATGGCGACATTGAATGGTATACAGTTCAATTTGATCACGGTGAAGAAGTTATCTTTACTGAAGATGTTGAAGTTATGATGGCTGAGTATCATAACAACCATTCTCCCATGAAGAAAAAAGCCAAAAAAGCAAAGGAATAAAAAATGTTTAGCTCAATCATCACTTCTATTCTAAGAGCAACAAAATCAATTAAAATTCCTGGTGGAAAGATTTCAATTGGTGTCAATGCAAGGGCAACAAAAAGATCACCACCTCCAAGAAGAGTCATTCGATAAGGTCAAAAAATGCCAATCACTAAAACAATATTAAAGAAGGTAAGGCAGCAAGCTGTAGTCAAACTTGTCGGTGATGGCACGGCTAACGTTGATCTTGTCGCAGACTTAAAATTATCTGACGAAACAGTTAGTAATGTCGCTGCCATTAAGGTAAATATCAACAGTGTTTACTATAATTCAGAAAACGGCCCAATCTTATTTAAAAGAAATAATTCAAACGTTTTAGTTCTTTTCGGTAGTGATAATTGGAGCTTTTCACAAGTATCAGGATTTACAGATACGTCGAATAACTCTGCAAACGTTGTAGTGACGATTCCTGCTTCTGGAGGAACGGTAATTCTAGGTCTAACAAAAGAAGCCGGATTTGCTGAGCCAGATCAGCAAGGTTTTGTATCGGGAAACTAACATGAAACTTATTACCGAAGTCACACAAGAAGTTAAATATATCACCGAGAAAAAAGAAACGGGCGGTAAGAATGTCTATATTGAAGGTATCTTCATGCAGACAGAGAAAACAAATCGTAATGGTCGTGTCTATAGAAAACCTATCGTTGAGAAAGAACTTGATAGGTATCAATCTCTCATTAGTGAAAAGCGCGCTTTAGGCGAATTAGGACACCCACCAAATCCTTCAATCAATCTAAACCAAGTATCACATCTTATCACGAATTTAAGATTTGAAGGAAATGATGTTTATGGGAAAGCTAAAATTCTAGACACCCCGATGGGGAAAATTGCACAGAATTTTATTGAGGAAGGTGTTCGCTTAGGTGTATCTTCGCGCGGATTAGGATCAGTCAAACAACTCAAAGATGGTGTCAATGAAGTGCAAGATGACTTTCATTTGGCAACCGTAGACATTGTTGCTGATCCTTCTGCACCCGATGCCTTTGTTCAAGGTATCATGGAAGATGCATCTTGGTTATACGTTGAAGGTAAGGGATGGGTAATGGAACAAATCAAGAAAGAGGTAAAGAAAACAAAACTTTCTGAGTCTAAAAAACTTGATTTATTCAATCAATTCATTACTCTAATTTCTAAAAAATAAAACTTATAAATAAAAGTAAATTTCATTAGGAGAGATCTATGTCAATTGAGAGCAAAATCAAAGAGTTGCTATCACGTAAGAGTGAAGAGCAGCTTAATGAGGAAGGTATGGCTCCGATGGGTGCGGGTAACGTTTCCAAAGACACATCCATTAAAGCCGCCAATCAAGGTGATACAACACCACCTCGTCAGGGTTCTTCACAAGATGCTGATTATGAAGAAAGAGATGAAAAAGAAGAAAACCAAGGCGCAGTTGTATCAAAGTCAACACCAAATTCACCTCGCCCAGCAAATTCGGGCCCAGGTGCAGCACCCAATTTCATGAATGCAGGTGACCCAACTTCTATGGTCAACATGCAAGCATCCTCGGGCAACAAGCCGATGGGTGAAGAAAAAGAAGATTCAAAACCTTCATTGAAAGAACAACTGTCAGCCATTTTTGGTGACGACCTTTCAGAAGATTTCCGTGATAAAGCTACTGCAATTTTCGAAGCAGCTGTCATTGCACGTGTAAACGAAGAAATGGACGCTGTAGTTGCTCAGCTTGAAGAAGAAAAGCAAAAGCAACTTGAAGATATTACTGAAGGTTTAATCGAAAAAGTAGATTCATTTATGAATTATGTTGTTGAGCAATGGATGGAAGAGAATAAACTTGAGATTGAAGGCGGATTACGCACTGAAATCGCTGAAGATTTTATCACAGGTCTAAAAACTCTGTTCCAAGAGAATTACATTGATATTCCTGAAGATAAAGTCGATGTTATTGAAACTCTTTCAACCAAATCAGATGAGCTTGAGGAAAAACTTAATGAATCTGAGAATAAGAACATTGAGCTTACAGAACAGCTTTCATCTTTAAGAAAAGCTATTGTGTTAAGTGAAATGAGTGGTGATCTAGCTGATACCGAAGCAGAAAAGCTAGGTAAGCTAGTTGAAGGTGTATCTTATGATTCGGAAGAGCTTTTCCGTGAGAAAGTAAAAGTTATTAAGGAAAATTATTTTCCAAAAGCTGCAAAGAGTTCACCTGAAGAACAGCTTTTAAATGAAGAAGCTCCTGTACAACAGACAAGCGATGTAATGTCGAAGTATGTACAAGCTCTTTCAAGAGCTGTAAAAGCACGTTAATTTTATAAATAAAAATAATATCCAATCAAGGAGATTTCAAAGATGTATATGACCGAACAACTACAGAAGAAATGGGGTGCCATTATTGAGCATTCTGATCTTCCCGAGATCAAAGATACCTACAAGAGAGCCGTTACTGCTGTTCTTCTAGAGAATCAAGAAAAAGCCCTTCGCGAAGAGCGTCAAGCCCTTTTTGAAGATATTCCTGCAAACAACATTTCAGGTTCTGGTATTGACAAGTATGATCCGATCCTTATCGGTCTAGTTCGTCGTGCTATGCCTAACCTAATGGCTTATGACGTTGCTGGCGTTCAGCCAATGACTGGTCCTACAGGACTTATCTTCGCAATGCGTTCGCTTTATGGTACAGAGCGTACAAATGCTGGTGGTCGTGTTGAAGCTCTCTACAACGAAGCTGATACCGACTTCTCTGGTGCAGGCACACACCTTGGCACAAATCCAGTAAGTGGTTCTTACACAACAGGTACTGCTAACGTTACAGCTTGGGCAGAACAGCTAGGTACAACAAACTATGACTTCGGTCAGATGTCTTTCTCAATCGATAAGACAACTGTTACTGCTAAGTCACGTGCTCTTAAGGCAGAGTACACAGTTGAACTTGCACAAGACCTTAAGGCAGTTCATGGTCTTGACGCTGAGTCAGAGCTTACAAACATTCTTTCACAAGAAATCATGTTTGAAATCAACCGTGAAGTTATTCGTACTGTTTACAAAGTTGCCAAGACAGGTTCACCTACAACAGCAACCCCAGGTACGTTTGACCTTGATATTGATTCAAACGGTCGTTGGTCAGTCGAGCGCTTCAAGGGTCTTCTATTCAATATGGAACGCGATGCAAACCATATTGCACAAGATACTCGTAGAGGCAAAGGTAACTTCGTCATTTGCTCAGCAGACGTAGCTTCTGCTCTTGCAATGGCTGGAGTTCTTGACTATGCACCTGCTCTTTCAACAGGCCTAAACGTTGATGACACAGGCAATACATTCGCTGGTGTTCTCAATGGTCGTTTCCGTGTCTACATCGATCCATACTCAGCCAACCTTGGCGCACAGTATCAGTTCTATGTAGTTGGTTATAAAGGTGCTTCACCTTATGACGCTGGTCTTTTCTACTGCCCATACGTTCCTCTCCAAATGGTTCGTGCAGTTGATCCTAACACCTTCCAGCCAAAGATTGGCTTCAAGACACGTTATGGTATGATTGCTAACCCATACGTTACACCAAATGCATCTTCAACAGCTGCTGATGGTGATGCATTTACGTCAGGACGTAATCAGTACTATCGTAAGTCTGGCGTTCTAAATCTCATGTAAGAAACCGGCGCAGA